CTTTAATGCCAACAACGTCGTGCTTGTGGAGTAACGACATTCCATGTATGTGCGCCGCTTGTGCAGCTCCTGTGGTGTAGGGGACTCGGTGTCCGTGTGTGAAATCACGGGTCGAGCGATGTAAGGGCTTTCAGAGGGCTTGACGGCAGGTTTAGTACCCTGTCCCGCCGATAATGGTTCGCCTAGGGGAACCCTCTGAGACATGGTGGCTACTTTTCCCACCCGTCCCCGAAACCACGAAAGACCGCTCCGAGGGATAGGAGCTGATGTCTATAAAAGCAAATTGAAAAAACCCGTAAAAAGAAAGCAATGAAGTACACCCGCAAGCCAACACCGTTGTACCTATTCCCCTCCGGGGAGGTTACTCTTCTTTCTTTTGATCAGCTTCGTGATCAATTTTTTTCTTCTCGAAGAGATAGGCAGCGTCTGCGCCGACAAGGTCGAGTCGGCGTCTCGGACGTTAACGGAGAGACCCAGTTAGATCGTTCTGTAAAAACGATTGATGAGGCTACACTGCTTTATGAGCCCGAAGTCGTGGACTCATGTCAATTTACGTCTCGCCTTAGGGGGAAGGCGAGGACCTGTTTGCGTTTCCTGAACAAGGAACTTAGGTTGAAGAGGGCGCGTGCTCTCCCTTCCCGGATTGAATGCGGTTATCTTAGATCCGCTATCCGGTCCTGCTTCGATGATCTCAACGAGGTAGAGGAATTATCGGTCAAAACATGCCAGAAGCTCGAGAATAGCTACTGCCAATTCTGCGAAAGTAGAATCGGTCCGGCCGAAGAAAAATGGAAAAAAGAAAGGTTCCTGGATGTCGAGGTGGATGGTGACCACCTGTCCAAATTCGCGACCCAGCTCGGCAGAAATGTCGAGCAGGGGTGGAACCGAGGTAAGTACCCGTATATTCCGAACGGGCACGCTTGCCTAGGGGTGACTAGGAGAGAGGGTGGAACGTGGATACCGGGAGAATTCAGTGAGGATTGCGAAGTCCAAACTGTGATCTCTGCGGGTAAGCCACGAATTGTAACCCTCTTCTCGGAGAGGAACAATCAATTGCTCCACTCTCTCCATCGGTCTCTCTACGGCAACCTCAAGAGAAAGGGATGGCTTCTTGTGGGTAGCCCGACCCGTGAGCAAGTCTCCTCCTTGAACGGTGGCGCGTATATCAGTGTGGATTACCGATCCGCAACTGACATGATAAAGTCCGCATATACGCGAGCCGCCGTGGAGGTATTAATCGACAAAGGAGAGGGGTTAAACGAGGACGAGGTGCGAGCACTTCGGGTACTCGGTCGCTTACGAATCGACGGTAAGTACGTGACCAGGGGACAGCCTATGGGGAGCTTGATGAGCTTCCCATTGCTTTGTCTTATAAATAAGACGGTTGTTGACCTAGCCCATAACGACCTCCTGATCGAAGGGAAAATCGACTTCAAGGAATGGAGTCGTCATCGTTGTCTCATCAACGGCGATGATTTGCTCATGCGGGATTTGTCGCCCGCAGGAGAGTTGATCTCACGACTCGTTCGACATGGCACTCAAGTCGGCCTAGTTGTCAACGAGGAGAAGACGATGATCCATGCCGAGAAGGGAGAAATCAATTCCACCCTGTTCGTTAACGGCGTTGAGCAAAAGAAAATTAATTGTGGAGCCCTGTTTATGGGGCGTGATGTCGAGGATGTGATCGGATTTGCCGACCGGTCAACCCTATCCGTCGACGGGTTCATATATCTTGTGAGGAGGCACAAGCACCTGTTAGCGAGAGCTAGCATCAAGATACATAACACCCTTGGGTATCGCAAGTTTAACGCACTTGTGAGAGACAAGGAGATCCGTCGAGCATTATGTTCCGTACCGACCAGCGGTACCAGATCCACCAATCCCTTCCCTGTAGTAGCCAAGCCTGTAGGCTACGATTTAACTCGCGAGGAAGAGATTGCTCTCATTGACGCTAGGGTCAACAGGCTCCGAAATGAAGGTTACATTCCTGGCAAGGTAACCCGTCCTGTAATTTCGGAGAAGAGCACCGTTTCGTTACGGAAGGCTCTTAAGAGAGATTCACCAACCCCAGAGGACCTCACCCTCCAGGTCCTCGTCCGAGGTTGGGAGTTTAAGACAAAGGAAAAAATAAAAGAGGAGGATTCCCCAGTATACATCGCGCTGTACGAGCATGTGTGCGACGAATGTGCTAGCTTATCGAAAATAAGCCGTTTCGTCTGTGAAATCAGGGAATTACAACGACAGTCCCGGTTGCCCTCACGGGCTAACCAGGTGCCTGGCGACGACCCTCCCGAGGGTTGGACCTTGTAGACTGTCC